AGGAGTGTTATCGCCCCCTTGGATACAGTACGGTTAACACTAACGAACCACCAGGGGAAGATAGTTATTGACAGACTACATACACCATACTATAATTGAACTGAAGTAATTTCAAAAACATGGCTAAAGGATTTACTGTAAAGGCAAAAACGCCCACTAAGAAAGCAGAAGAATGGGACATTGATGCTATTAAAGCAAGGATGAAAGGTAAGACGATTGTATTTTGTTTACCAGGACGTGGATGTTCTTTTACATTCTTGAAGAACTTTGTACAACTGTGCTTTGATATGGTACAGAATGGAATGAGTATTCAGATCAGTCAGGATTACTCTTCTATGGTTAACTTTGCACGTTGTAAGTGTTTGGGTGCTAATGTATTACGTGGTCCTAAGCAAGTACCTTGGGATGGTAAGTTAGCATATGATTACCAACTGTGGATTGATAGTGACATTGTATTTGACACGAATAAGTTTTGGCAGTTGTGTGACATGGCAATTCCTGCAGAAGGTGAGGAGAAGGAGATTGTTGCAGGATGGTATGCTACTGAAGATGGTGTAACAACATCTGTTGCACATTGGTTAGAGGAAGATGAGTTCCGTAACAATGGTGGAGTAATGAACCACGAAACAGTGGAATCAATCAGTAAGAGGCGTAAGCCCTTTACTGTAGACTACACAGGTTTTGGATGGGTGCTCATTAAGAAGGGTGTATTTGAGAATCTTGAATACCCTTGGTTTGCTCCTAAGATGCAAGTCTTTGAGAGTGGCAATGTACAGGATATGTGCGGCGAAGACGTATCATTCTGTCTTGATGCCAAGGAAGAAGGATTTGATATTTGGTGTGACCCTCGTATTAGAGTTGGTCACGAAAAAACTCGCGTTATTTGAGGAGGTACTGAACAATGATGATGAAAGGCGGCACTTATGTTAAGAGCAAACCGAAAAAAACTCGCCAAGGAAACTCGCAGTATACATTAAGATCCGCGACTTCTCGTAACAAAGCAAAAAAGAAGTATCGCGGACAGGGTAAATAGTGCTAGAGTTACGTTATGTAAATGGCAGCATTAATTTGCAACCTCCCCTCGGTTGAGGTATGGGTACGAAAAGAATATCTTACTGACCATCAATTTGGTCATGGAGAATTTGTTAAGGGCGTTTGGGTATCGGCTAAGTCGATACCTGGACGTGCTTTTTATTTTGAGACATATTTACCTGAATATGCGGCAATGTATGATAAGTTACCAATTAGTGCATTTGTAAGCGAACCAGAGACACCAAATCCTGATATGGATTTACCTAATTTACAGTTTTGGAACTGTATGGACTATGGTGTGGTTGCTGTACAGAAGCAATTTGTTGGTTCAATGGATTATGAACTGTATACTCGCGACTTTGGTATACAAAAAGGTACTTATGTTTGTACATTAGATAATTATCATCAAGATCCTGATGTAATTGACTATGCAACAAGTGAAAATCCAGCAGAACATAAGTCTCATAACCTTATTGAATTGAATAATGGACAGTATGCACTGTATCCAAACAATAGAATGCGGATTTTTGACAATAGTTTGACACCTGAAGAACCAAAAATGCCTGATTTTAAGGTTTCAACTGAATATTATAGTGTTGAAAATGGTTTTGAACGACTTGGTATGGGTAGAGAGGACGAATATTTCTGGAAAACAGCAAAAGAACGTAAAAATGAAGAAGAAAGTCCTGAAGATATGTACAAATCTCAGGAAGGACGACATTTAGACCCTCAATAAATAGCAAAAAAGGAAAAATATGAGCACTGAACACGATTTTTTGGATAATTTAGCAAATCATCAACATCAAAAGATGCTTCGTGAGATTTCAAACGATGATTTGACACCAAAAAAGAGAAAACTTCATCAAGAAGGCGAAATTTTCTCTACTGAAAGCGATCCTGAACCACTTTACGAGTAAAATGATTGATGAAAACGGATGGTGGCAGCGAGATCCGATTAAAGATGAAGAATGTATCTTGATTTGTCTCCAAAATGCACCTTGTGGAACTGATAAAAAGCAAGTTGAACGTTTAATTAAGTGTTATGAACTTTTAAATGCTGAAAATCCTTGATAAATAATACATAATTGCCGTATTGTTGTGCCCATTCAGAGGATTAGTCAAGGTTTTAAAGATATTAGTATGACTTTTCAGTCTAATCCGCTGACAAGGGACTTAATTGTATTGAAAAATGAAAATGCAATTGCGAGATCAGTAAAAAACATCGTTTTTACTATTCCTGGAGAGAAACCATTCAATCCAGACTTTGGATCTCGTATAACGGATTCATTATTTGAAAATATTGATGATATTACAGCATCTCAAATTGAAAATGAACTTAGAGATTCAATTGGACGTTTTGAACCAAGAGTTTCTATTACCTCATTAAAGGTAACTGCTAATATTGATGATAATGGATTTGATGTTGTCTTAATTTACGACATTATCGGTGCAGAAGTTCTGCCACAACAATTAGAATTCGTATTGCTACCAACAAGGTAAAATGCCACTAGTAAATTTCACAAATTTAGATTTTGAGCAGGTTAAAACCTCTCTGATAGAATATTTAAGGTCTAACTCCAATTTTACGGACTATGACTTTGAAGGTTCTAACCTATCTACAATTATTGACCTATTAGCATACAATACGTATATTACTTCGTATAATGCTAACATGGTAGCAAACGAAGTTTTTATTGATAGTGCTACATTGAGAGAAAATGTAGTATCATTAGCGCGAAATATTGGATATCTTCCTAAATCTAGAAAAGCAGCAACATCGTCTATATCTTTCTTTGTTAACACAACTAATATACAACCTGCTCCTGCGTCGATAACGCTCAACAGAGGCACCGTAGCGACCTCACAAGGGTCTTTCGCAGGTGTCTCTGGGTCTTTCTGCATCTTAGACGATATTACGGTTCCAGTAGTCAATAATATTGCAACCTTTAACAATGTTCCTGTTTATGAGGGGACATTTTTAACTAAGAATTTTACATACAACGCCCAAAACCCATTTCAGAAGTTTATCGTACCAAATGCTGGTGTTGATACTGAACTGATGAGAGTTTCGGTAAAAGCAAGCGAGTCATCAACTGCTTCTACCAAGTATGCTCTTCAAGATAGTCTCTTTTATGTTGGATCTGATTCCAAAGTCTTCTATCTACAAGAAGTAGAAGACGAAAGATACGAATTAATCTTCGGAGATGGTATTTTTGGTAAAAAATTAGAAGAAGGTAATTATATTACTGTTAAGTACTTAGTAACAAACGGTGATGCAGGTAACGGTCTGTCTAACTTTGCTTTCAATGGCAGATTAACATATGTAAGAGACGGTCAAGAGTATACGGTCTCGTCTGGCATCTCTCTGTTGACTACGGAGTTTAGTTCTAGGGGTGGAAGTTCTATTGAGTCTGTTGATTCAATTAAAAAGTATGCACCAAGAATTTATGCATCGCAAAATAGAGCAGTTACTGCAGATGACTACGAAACTTTGATTCCTTCTCGCATTTATCCCGACACAGAGTCAATTTCAGTGTTTGGTGGAGAAGAAGTTGTACCTCCGCAATACGGAAAGGTCTTTATTAGCATCAAACCAAAATTTGGCGACTTTTTGCCAAATCTGATCAAGGAAAATATCAAATTAAAACTTAAGAAGTATGCAGTTTCTGGAATTGTACCAGAAATACTAGATCTTAAGTATCTTTTCATTGAAACAAGTTCTAGAGTCTACTATAACACAAACTTAGCACCTTCTTCTGCACAAGTATCGTCGGTAGTTCAGAATAATGCATCAAAGTATGCTAACTCTTCTGAATTAAATAAGTATGGTGCCAGATTTAAGTACAGTAAGTTCTTGAAGATCGTTGATGACAGTCATGACTCCATTACGTCTAACATAACGACTGTTAGGATGAGAAGAGACTTAAGAATTGCTGCAAATTCAATTGCTGAGTATCAAATTGGATTTGGTAACAGAATGCAAGTTCTGAACGATGAAGGATATAACATCAAAACAACTGCTTTCCAAGTTGCAGGAATTGGCGGTAATGTTTATCTGTCTGATGTCCCAGATAGCGATAGATTGACTGGATCTTTGTTCTTGTTCTCTCTACCTAACGTCGGATCTAGAAATCCATCAATTGTTAAGTCAAATGTTGGTTCTATTGATTACGAAAAGGGCATTATTACCATCAATGCAATCAATCTTGTAGATGGATTACTCAAAGATGGTCAACCTGTTATCGAAATTGAAGCAACACCCACTTCAAACGATGTTATCGGATTACAGGATCTTTATTTGCAACTAGATAATAGTAAGAGTACGTTTGAGATGGTTTCTGACCAAATCGAGTCTGGAATTGACCCTTCGGCATCCAATTACATTGTTTCTTCCTCTTATGCAACAGGAAACTTAGTTCGTGTTGGTGGACCTGCTGCAGCATCGACTGCAGTTACTACTACAGAGGCAGTTACAACAAATAGTTCTTTCAGCGGCACTACTGGCACAACTTCAGGAACTTCGGGATCTACATCTTCTTCCGGCGGCGGATACTAATCTAGAGATATAGCAAAATGACAGAAAAGAGAATCAAATTTAGCAGCATTGTTAAAAGTCAAGTTCCAACTTATGTTGCGAATGACTTTCCGCTTATCTCAGAGTTTTTAGAGCAATATTATCTTTCACAAGAGTTTAAAAGTGCTCCTATTGATCTAATTCAAAATATTGATCAATATATTGCACTTGACGAACAATCAGGTACAAACCACATGGTGGTTTTGTCTGGAAACATTGATGAGTTTGCAACAACCATCAATATTGACCCATCAGAGTCTCCTGCAGGCACTCAGAAGTTTCCTGAGACGAATGGACTGATTAAAATTGATAATGAGATCATATTGTATGCCGGAAAAACACAATTTTCGTTTACTGGATGTACAAGGGGTTTTTCTGGAGTATCTTCTTATAAGTCAGATACAAATCCAGAAGATCTTGTCTTTGAATCTACTGTAGCAGCAGAACATGCATCTGGTGTAAACATAGAAAATTTAACATGCTTATTTTTAACAGAATTTCTTAAAAAGACCAAAGTTCAACTTCTTCCTGGACTATCTGACAGAACTCTGAGCTCTGGTTTAGATCAAAATAAATTTATCAAGCAATCAAAAGACTTTTACACCAGTAAGGGTACAGATGAGTCTTTCAAAATCTTATTTAAGGCTTTGTATGGTGAAAATATTGATATTATTAGACCAAAAGAATATCTCTTTACTCCATCAAACGCACAAAATTTAGTAACGTCGAATTTTGTCGTAGAAGGTATTAGTGGAGATCCAAAAGAACTAGAACTGCAGACAGTATTTCAGGATTATCCATCAAAGGCATACACTCCAATCTATGGTGTAGAAGAAATCAAAGTTGGAGCTGGAAAAACATATTATAGACTCTCTTTTGATAGTGGATACAATAGAGGTAGTAGAGTTCTTGGTGCTACTTACGGAAACTTTAAAGTTTCTCCAAAAACTCATATAATTGGCAATGTATCTGCTGGTTCTACTTTTATTGATGTAGACTCAACTGTTGGTTTTGAAACTTCTGGCAATCTTTATGTAAGGTATCCAAATAGCACTGCCAATCCAACGGGAATAGTTTCTTATACATCCAAGACACTTACCCAGTTCTTGGGATGCAGTAATATCAAAGATACTATTGTAGACGGAGATAGTGTAGGTATTAGTAGTTTTGTATATAATAAACCATATGATGAGGACTTTGGTGTTGAAGTAAGAGTTGGTTCTGTTTTAACTGGATTTTCAAAACCACAAGAAGCACACGATTTTAAAGCAGCAGATACATTCAAAGTAAAATCTATTGGTATAGAAGATACTAGATTTAAATTTAAAAACTGGCTTTATAGTAATCCAGTTCAATATAGTATTGACAAAATTGAGATTATTAGTACAACTTCTCCTCAAACTTATAAATTAACTCTAAAAAGAGAACACTATCTGAAGATAGGTGACGAGTTAACAATAAACACCATCACTGGAGTAGATTCTTCAGATTGTACAGTATCTGATGTTATATCATCAACGATAGTATTCATAAAAACTTCTGGTAATGTCAACACTGCTGGATCTTATTATCTCAAGAAAAAGATTAAGAAAGTAAATTCTCTGAAGTTTTCTTTCTTGAGAAAATTCCAAGCAAACGTACAAAATATTTACAAGAAGAAATATTCTAATTCTCTTTTAGTTGCATCAAACTCCTTACCCTCTTATGCAACTCAACCAATCGTTACTGGTAAGAAACAGAACTTAATTAACGGAACATTTACTGGAGACACTTTCACTATTGTCGATCATGGATGTTACACTGGAGAGGCGGTCTATTATACTCCTCAGAAGACAGTAACAACAGCCTCTCTCGATGGACAAACAATTACTTCATCTAGTATTACATCTTCATTGTTTGGTGGTGATGATGGCGGCGAAGGACTTTACTTTGTAAAGAGAGTTGATGCTAATAACATCAAATTAGCAAAGTCTTTAGCAAATATCTACCGTTCTAAGTTTGTAACTCTATCTGGATCACCAACAGTAAAGGATAACACTCTTGAACCATATGAAGTACATGGTAAGTTTGTAGAACCACAAAAACTCTATAGAGAGATTTCTACTCCTGTAGAGACATATGCTCCAGAAGAAACCACTACTGGTCCTACTGGTATTCTTATCAATGGTGTTGAAGTTTTAAATTACAAGTCCGATGATCTAGTTTACTTTGGTCCAATTGAAGATATTGAGGTAACTTCTCCTGGAGATGGTTTTGATATTATCAATCCTCCAAATCTATTAATTGAAGATCCTGTAGGTAGTGGTGCTACTGGATATTTGGCAGTCGATGGAAGTCTAAGACAAATCAATATTTTAGATAGGGGATTTGACTATATTGAAAATCCAACGGTATCAATTACTGGCGGAAATGGTGCTTTTGCAAAAGCAACTGCCTCTCTAAAGTTAATTAGTCATGATGTAGAATTTTTCTCTGATCCTCAGTCTGAAAGAGTTGGACTTGGTGCAACTCAATCAACAATTGGTTTCTCAACTTATCATAAACTTAGAAACGGCGAAGAAATAATTTACAGAACTGATGCACAGCAAGGTGTAGGTGGTTTATCTACAGATGCAGTATATTATGCATCAGTTGTTAATCCAACAACCGTTAAACTTCATACTAGATTAGCAGACGCTGTAGTTGGAATTAATACAGTAACACTGTCTTTCTTTGGAATAGGAAAGCATAGGTTAGAGTGTGTAAACAAGAAAGCAGTTATTGATGCAGTCAATATTACTGATAATGGTAATGGATATCAGACCAAGAAGAGATCGGTTAGTGTTGCTGGTATAAACACTGCGCTTGATACCATTACAATCAAGAATCATGATTATGAATCTGGAGAGATTGTAAGATACTCTGTTGGAGCAGGTGACACTGTAGGTGGTCTTGCAAATGGTAGCGAGTATTACGTTACTAAAGTTGATTCTAATTCCTTTAAACTTTCTCAGATTGGATCATCTGATCAGGGTAAAGAATTCTTCTATAATACAAAGCAATATATTGATTTAACATCTAAAGGGTCTGGTATTCAATATTTTAATTACCAACCAATTTCAGTAACAATCAAGGGTGCAGTTGGAATTGCATCAGTTGGAACTGATACATTCAAAGCAGTTGTTCAACCTATCTTTAGAGGTAGTTTGACATCAATTCATCTGGAAAGTGGTGGATCTGGATATGGTAATAGCGAAATTATCAATTTTAATAGAAGACCATCTGTTTCTGTTGTTTCTGGTCAAAATGCACAAGCAACACCAATAGTTACTGCTGATGGTAGAATTATTGAAGTTATTGTTTCTAATGTTGGTTCTAAGTATACATCAACTCCAGACATTGTTATTAATGGAACTGGTGTTGGTTGTGTATTGACACCTGTTATGGAGAATGGAAGATTATCCGAAGTTAGGGTAATTGAACCAGGAGTTGGATATAGTCAAGATGATACAAGCATTGACATAATTACATCTGAAACAAGAGCAGAGTTTAATCCTGTCCTTAAAACTTGGAGATTTAATTTATTTGAAAAACTGTATCAGAATAATGATCTAGAAGATGACGACGTAATAATTTCAGGGTCTTCTAGTGGTAAGTTTGGATTACAGTGTTACCACATGTATGCTCCAAGAAAATTAAGAGAACTTGTATTCTCTCGTGGAGAAGGTGGAGAAACTTTATTTGGAACACCAGATCTAAAGATTGTAAACTCGGAAGAAACCGAATTTACTGATCACTCTCCAATCATTGGTTGGGCATATGATGGAAATCCAATCTACGGACCATATGGATACTCTGAATCCGATGGTGGTGTTGTTACTCTAATGAAGTCTAGTTATAGACTCAATTCTTTAAGACCAGATGGTCCACCAACAGCAATTTATCCATTAGGATTCTTTACTGAAGATTATACTTATTATGAAAATAATGATGATAGTTACTTGGATAGAAATAATGGAAGATTCTGCATAACACCAGATTTTCCTAAAGGAACTTATGCATATTTTGCAACCGTAGATCCTGGCAATGTTGCATCTTCTGGTGCATTTAGAAATTTCAAGCAACCACAGTTCCCCTATTTAATTGGCGATAAGTATACTTCTACTCCAATTGCATTTAACTATGAAACTTCTTCTAACCAAGATGATTATGATTTGAATGATCAAGATTGGTGCAGAAACACTTACTCTTATAACTTAAACGATCCCGATTTAGAGTTCCCATATATCTACGTTCCAAACAACTTAAGTCAGACTGGAGATATTGTTGCTACTAATAGGGGCGGAATCAAAGGGATTGAAATTAAGAATAGTGGAGACTCTTATAAGATAGGAGATGAGGTAGTCTTTAACGATGCCGGTACAACTGGTTTTGGTGCTGCAGGAAAAGTTTCTCTCCTTAAAGGTAAAGCAGTTACTTCTATAACATCAAACGAAGTTACTGTATCTAATCCTTCTTTCTTACCAATATCTGATAGGGGATACTATAGTGTAGAGTCAAATACCCCACACTCTTTACAAGACCTTGATATAGTAACTATATCAGGTATGTCAACTACATCATCGCAGATTGAAGGTTCATATACCATTGGAGTCAGTAGCGAATCGTTTAGAATGGTTGGTACTGGTACTACAGGAGTTTCTGTTGGAGCAACAACAGTTACAGGTATAGTTACATTCTTTACTGTAAGAGGTGGAGATTTAGAAACTACTTCTATTGTACCTAATGATATTCTTGGAATAGGAACAGAACAAGTTAAAGTCCTGAACGTTGATAAGTTGAACTCAAGATTCAGAGTTCTCAGAGCAGTGAATGGTGTAGGTGGTATCCATACCATTGGATCTTTCCTGACAGAAGTTCCCAGAAGATTTACAATCAACGCTGGATTTAAAACCACATATGACTTCAGAAGAAATAAAGAAATTTATTTCAACCCAGCAGAAGCACTCGGACTTGGAACTGCAACTGCAGTTGGTTCTGGACATACTATAACCTTCCAATACCCTGGCGCAGGTTCTACTCAGATCTTCATTCCAACCAAATCAGTCTTTATTAAAGGGCACAACTTAAAAACAGGTGATAGTCTTACATATTCTCCAAATGGTGGAACTGCAATTCAATATAACGAGAGTGGTTCTATTGGTGTTGCAAAGACTCTTACTGATGGACAAACTTTGTTTGTTGCAAAGATCTCAGACGATCTGATTGGAATTGCAACAGTAAGAGTTGGATTAGGAACAGATGGATTTATTGGAGTTGGTAATACTGCTAGAACTATCTTCTTTACCAATGTTGGTGCAGGCAGCACACATAGTTTCGCCACAAGATACGCTAATCTAACGGGAGACGTTGTAAAGAGATCCGTTACAGTAGTAACTGCTGAGAATCATGGACTGAGAAGAGATCATAGTGCTTTCATTAATGTAAGTCCATCCATCTCTAGCACATATAAAGTAAAATATAATTCACTAAACAGAAGAATATTAGTTGGTATTAATACGTTTGCATCTTCTGGTATAAACACTACAACTAATACCTTTACAATTACTGGTCATGGTTATCAGAGTGGAGATAAAGTTATCTTAAGAGATAACATTTACTATATTGTAAAGGTAGATAATGATAACTTTAAGTTATCAAATACCTATCATGATGCAACTAAACTAAAACCAGCAATCGTTAGTATTGCTTCTACTGCTGCTGGAGAATTTGGATTGGTTAATCCACCAATTTCTGCTTACAGAAGTTCAAGTGTTATATTTGATATGTCTGATAGTTCGCTATCATATATGAAACAGACTTCATCATACTCTGCATTCAGACTCAACTTCTACCTAGATGAGAACTGCACATCCAAGTGGAAGACCGATAGTTCTTCTAATACTTTTAGTGTATCTAGAAGTGGACTTCCTGGAATAAACACTGATGCAACAGTCACTGTTTCTATTGGACAAACAACACCACAAACACTTTACTATAAGGTAGAACCAATTACCGATAATGATCTCTCAGAAGATCAATTGCAAATTGTTGTTGATGACGAAGTTGTAGGAAATAACCAACTTCAGTCCAAGGAAAGTGTATACAATGGTAAGAGAAGAGTAGCAATTGCTGGAACTAATTCGTTTATCTTTGATCTTGCAGAAGTTCCTGAAAAGAATTCATACGTTTCAACTTCTTCTTCAATAACGTATACTACTGATTGTGTTCATACCGATGGTCCAATTGCAAGAGTTGATGTAACAAGCACTGGAAAGAACTATAATGTCTTACCAGAAATTTCTTCAATAACCAGTGCTAATGGAGTTAGAGGAGATCTTACTGCTACTAGTGACACTATTGGTCAAATTAAAAAAGTAAAAATTAATGATATTGGTTACGACTTCCCAACTGACAATACTCTTAAACCAAGTGCAACTTTACCTCAAATCATAAAGGTTGATGGGTTTGCAAAAATTGACTCTATCGGTATAACTTCTGCAGGAAGAGGATACACTTCTGCACCAAGACTACTTGCATTTGATGGAGAAACAGGAAGTAGAATTACTGATTTGGATCTTCGTTATTCTCTTGGTGACTCCGAAGTTACTATCTTAAGAAACACTAGTGGTATCAATAATGTAGTACCAACAATACTTCCAACTAGAAATAGTAACGGTGTTGGTATTAGTACAGTTGGATTTAACACTGTTACTAAGGATGTAACTCTAACCATGTCGGTTGGGTTCTCTACTTCTTTCCCATTCAGTGTAGATGATAAAGTTTTAGTTGAAAATATTAGTGTTGGTGTTGGATCTACTGGAAAAGGATTTAACTCTGAAAACTACAACTATAAGTTGTTTACTTTAACCAGCGTTACTCCAAACATCGGTGGAATTGGTAGTATCACATATAACATTGCAAATGATTTGACTGCTGGAGAAGTTCCTGGAGAATTTGATTTCATCAATTCCTCTGGTGTTGTTACACCAGAAAAATTCTTCCCAGTGTTTGATACTATAGTTGAGGTATCGGACTACTTACCAGGAGAAGTAGTAACTACAAATGGTAAGAGTGGAACTGTACAAAGTTGGGATAGAGGAACTAA